GGTTCAATGATACGAGTTTTGTAATTACAAGTAAAGATGAACGAACAGTTGCCTGCGAACTCTTCAATCGCATTACGCAAAGCAGGTTGTGTTGAATTAGGATTTAGATAATCAGCCTCATCAATAATGATGACCTTACGACCACCAGTTAGTGACATAGACGAAGCATAGTTTTTGATTTTGACACGGAATGTATCAATACCAGATTCGTCTGAACCATTGATTACTATAAAATCGCAACCAATCTCATTACACATAGCCTTTGCAATAGTTGTTTTACCAACGCCTGCACCGCCACTCAGTAAGAGATTGGGGATTTGTTTTTGATTGACATACTCCTGAAATGGTTGTTTCAACCTCTCAGGCAATATGCACTCTTCTACCGTTTTAGGACGATACTTCTCTGTCCATAATAAATGTTCCATCACAATACCTCATAATATAAATTTAAAAATCAAAGTTGAGCTTTTAGCTCATTAATACGGTGTTCTAAAACCGTTGCAGCAGTATTGAAATGACCAGTACCTTCTTCATCAGGTTTGAAGTAGTATCGCAACAGAGTTTCTTTTTCAGTTTCTAACACAGCAATGTATTCTTGCTTTGTTAATTTAGGAAAGACTGGTTGTTTTTGTTCAATTTGAACAAGTGGTTGTTCTTCATCATCAGGAAATGCGTCAGAGTATTTCATAATTAAGCCGCCTTCTCAAACTTAGAACCTTGTTCAGTTGTAATCCAATACTGAAGTGGTTGTGTTTTGTGTTTGAAGTTTGATATGCCCTTTGAAGAGATAGAAACATCATAACCACCAGCAAGAATCTTACTGATATTTTCTGTTTTGAATACCATACGATACTTACTGCCGTCACCATCACCAAGAGCAAGTGCATCGGTGTGTGCGGAGTCATTTGCCAAATCGATAGTTACGATGTTGATTTTCTTACCATCAGATTCAATAGCAACTTGTGGTGAAGATAGAACAGATGCAGCTCGCATAACCCAATCATAGTCTTCAGCAGAAAGAGTGAAGTTAATCTCTGCATCAGGCATTGTCAATTGTTTCTCAGGCGGAACAACAATCATTGTAGGTTCACAGAAGCGATATTTAATCTTACTGCGACCTTTGTTACCAACAATAACAACATGTTTCTCATCGAACTCAAATGTTGGATCGTCTTTGTGTAGTGATACGACAGACAAAAAATTGTTCAAGTCATATACACCGAAGTCTGCTGGAATATCTTCTTTGATATCTACCTCAGCGAGAATATTTTTATGTGAAGAAACTGTTTTAAGTTTCTTACCTTTTTTGAACATGATGCCTTGATTAATAGCACCAAAGTTCTTTAACACCGATAGTGTGTCGTTTGATAATTTCATATAATACCTTTCATAATTAAGAATTGTCATCAACAGAATACATTATATCATGTTCGTATAGAAACATGAGGCAACAAAGAGCATGAGCAAGGTGATTTTTTCCTGATTCAGGATCATTTTGCTCACCTTCTTTCCATGCCCATAAATGCCTTTGCATTGCATCAAAGTATCTCCGTTTAGAATCTGGAACATGTTTCCAGTTATCCGGTTCATACTTCTCTGCACCAAAGGTCAAAATTTCAACTGTAGCTTTTAATGCAAGTGGTGGCAGTAAACCATATTGTAGTTTACCACCATCAAACTTACGACCACCAGTTGTTGCAGTTTGGGATGCTTTTACAACTTCTTCCGCTGTTGTCATAGATATGCCACTTCTTCTTCTTCTTTAGAATCATTTAACATAAAACTATCGATTGAATTGGAAATTGCCTTTTTATTTTTTGTTGTAAGATAATGTGAACTTTTTAAGAATAAGTCATTCACTCCAAAAATAACCATCTCATTCATATTGGGTGTCAATGTTGAAAGAGCAGGAAGACAACCATAAAGTTCTACTCTATCACTAATATTAGCTTCATCAAAAAAAGAACTCAAACGACCCCATAGAATTTTTATTTCATCTTTAGCTTCAAGAATCCTTTTAATGTAAGTGGATTCCAAATCGAAAGCATCTAGTCTATCTGTATGTAAAATAATTCTGATTTTCTTGTTATGTTTTTTCAATTCTTCACCAACAGCATATGCAATTTTCTTTGTTGAACCAGTTGAAAATACCATGTACTTAATTGTAGCGGTATCTTTATAATTCACCATAAAATCATCTTTTGATGCTTCTGTTGTATACGACCTAACAATAACATCATTACCATTTTCATCTGTATAATTGTTACAAGCATTAAATACAATAGCAGCTATTTCTTCTTTTGTTTTTTTAGTCCAAGAAGTTGGATGTGTCATAGCATTAATTTGATATCTAATTGCATCAGGGTCTAAAGCAATTTCACCTTTTATGACAGAATTTTTAACATTGAAAGCAACATCGTCTTTTGTAATCATTCCAGCTGGACGATGATTGGCATTGTCTCTGAAAAAGAATATATTAAAAGCGTTATTGACTTCAATATCAGAAGCGTCATCATCACCTTTGTAAACTGTACAGATGATATTTTTGAATCCCAACTCAATTAATAGCTCAAGTCTTGTAATTCCAGCACCAACCGATAATTCCCCATTCTTGTAAAGTCTTAATCGAATTGGATGCGTATCTAAGTAATATCCTTTTTGATGCAAACTCATACGAATAGCAGGTTTTTCTGGATTCTCACCACCGTTTCTAAATTCTTGTGAGTAAGAATTACTGAGATTAATCTTGCTGATATCAATCAATTGAAATTGATGACCATAAGCAGATGATACAATAGTGATGGGTAATCGTTTGTTTTCGTGGTCTGTAAATTCATCAGAATAATATTCAGGCCACGAATCAACATTGACTAAACTTTTACAGGTTTCTAAATCTTTTTCTCTAAAAGATTTAATTTTTGTTTGAAGATTCACGCAATTCATAATATAAAAACTCCTATAGTTTGCCTGTGTACTGTGCAACAGCAGGCATGTTGCCCGTGAAAGCGTAAGTACCGATATGTTGTGTTTTCATCCATGGACACAAATAAATTTGCCCGCCCATTTTACGCCACATTTGACAGAACATATAATCTTCTGACAAGTAACGATCCGAACCACCACCAACGATTGATTCTTTGGTGTCGATTACTGTATCAAAGTATGCATGAATATACCTTGAACCATCAAAGTTAGCTTGGCCAACATGGTCTGGTTTGTACTTGATAGTTGGATATTGAATTGCCATTTTATCAAAGACTGTTCGATTAACCAACATGTAACCAGTACCAATTTCCATAACCTCAAGAGGTTCAGTAACTTGGAATTGTTGTGTTCCTTTTACAACATTGAAAACATATTCACCAACAAGGTTTTCAAGTTCTTTAGGATTCAAATCAGGATGTGTTCTTGCAGCTTGTGCAATGTTACCCCAATTCATAGATTTTTTAGGATACGGACCACCAATAACATCTTTATCCAAAGCAAGAAGTGCTAAAACATCTTGTGGGTTAAAGTGAATGTCGGAGTCGATAAACAATAAGTGTGTGTAGTCTGTGCGAAGAAACTCATCAACAAGGTAGTTGCGAGCTCTTGTAATCAATGATTCATTGAAAAGAAAAGAAAATTTGGTTTCAACTCCATATTTTCCCATTGTTGCTTGTAAGTCTAGGCATGATTTCATGTATAAACCATGATTCATTCCACCATACATCGGTGTGGCAACAAACAGTCTTTTCTTTTTTAGTTCTTCAATGTTAACTTGTATTTCCATAATATGCCCATTCTATAATAAAAAAAAGGAGAGATACTAATATATATCTCCCCTTTTGCATTTTTCCTAAGAAAAATTAGGCAAATGCACGCTCACCAGTGGAACGAATTGCAGCGATGCCTGCAGCAACCATACGCTTAGTTGGTGTACCCAAGCGATAGAAAGCAACTTTGTCACCATTCGCATTGATGCGGGTGTTCAGGTAAATTGCATTACCTTCATTACGCAACTCATTGATGGTTGCGGATGGATTTGCAACACCGAATACTGATTGCATTTTGTTTGCAGTCAAAGTGTTGTAAGAACCTTCTTTAGAAAGATAGGCAAGGACTTTAGATTTTGTAGACATAATATCTCCATGATAAAAACGAATCGCAATTGAAAGGCATTTGAGAGGCGATTCAGATAACTCTCAAATATGTTATAAGTATACACTAACTCACTAACGGAGTCAAGCGTTTATTAGGTACAAGTAAAAAAAGACCCGACATTTGCCGGGTCAAAGTACCGAAAGGAAATTTAATTAGAATGGAACTTCTTCTTCTTCTGTATCTGAGGTAATCTCAGGTTGTGGTTCAGGTTCAGGTGCAAGCAACTGTTCAACAGAAGCGCCTGCATCAACTTTGGTGTACAGGTCAAGGAATGATGCCTTAGTGTCATCATCAAAACGGTTCAAACAAAGACCAATCGCCTTCATCTTATCACTAAAGATACCGAATGTCTCAACAATGTGTACTAAACGGCGAGTGGAAATCACTTCATCACAACCACCGTCAGCAAATGTTTTACGAATTACATCAGCCCAAGTAACAAGTTTCTCGGCAAAGTCATCATCGGCATGACCAACAGAGGCCAATTCTTTTTCGATAATCTTTCTTTCTATACGAACAGGTGGGAATTCTTGTTCCATTGTTGTACGGAATCTCTCAAGGAAAGCCTCATTCAATACATTGGTAAACATGTAACGACCATCGTCAGAACCTTTACCTTTAGTATTTGCAGTAGCGAATACGGTGAAACCGGCCGCAGGTGTAATCAATTCACCTTTCTTTTTCAGCATGAATGGTTTGCCTTCAAGCACTCGTTGCAATGAGGAAAGATTCTGAGCACCATAATCAATCTCATCAATACAAAGCACGGCACCTTGACGAGCAGCGATAGTCACCGGACCGTCACGCCATTCCATATTACCATTAATCAGAACATAGTTGCCGAGTAAATCACTTTCATCGGTTTCAGGTGTCATGGAAATACAAACGAATTTGCGTTTGGCTTTAGCACATGCCTGTTCGATTGACATTGTTTTACCGTTACCAGAATGACCAGTAATGAAAACAGGAAAGAAGCGCATTGATTGTACGATGGAAATTACATCATCAAAGTTGCCGAATGGCACATAATTTTTATATGATTTAGGAATCATATCCGACATTTCAAGGTCGGTGACTACATTAAGAATACGATTATCGGATTTTTCTACATGTTTAATCATTGGAATAACTTGTGCTTGTAAATTAATTGTAGCAGGTGCAATTGTGTTTACTTGACCTGATGTAGGCACTTTGTAAAGACCACGACCAACTATATTGCTTGGTTCTCTAGTAAACCATTGAGCACTT